CTCTCGGCGCTGCTGCTTGGCTTTCTCGCTCTTAAGCTTCTCTATATCCTTGGTTATGCCGCCCGTAACGTGTTTGACATATCCCTCGGTGGAGGGAGTTCCATCTTTGCGAACCATATCATTGACATGAGTCTCTAGATTAACTCCATGACCCTTTAACTTGTCCAGAGCATCCGGATGCATCTTGGAGTAAAGCGCTTTGGCCTTAGACATAGAGTCGTGATATTTCTGCTGCTCCTCGGGAGTATAATGAGATGGATCGATCTTGATGGTAGGATCTATATGGTGCACATCTGGATGATGAGTAAACTTATTTTTGTCTACATTTGGAGTAGCGCGCATGTTTTGAAGATCACCCTTGCCTTCATACTTGGTATGAACTACAACACCGAGCTTAGAGTTTCGTATGGCCTTTCCGTGAGCGCTGTCAGCATCGGTAGAATACGTGATGGTATTCGGAGTGAAGCTGAGCTTCTTACCGTGCTTCTCTATATCCTCCTTGGTATGCATGATGTCGCCCTGGTACACACCGTGCTTGGGAGTTATCTTGGGAAGATGCTTGAGCGCAGTCTTAAGCTTGTCCACGAGACCTGGAGCATGACCGTGGTTTTGCTCGATGTCATGATTGGTATGATTGATCTTAGGGTTCTTATTAAACGCCGACTTAGTTCCGACAAAGAATCTTCCGTTCTTGGGATGATATCCAAACACTACCGAGGGTGCTCCATCGTACTTGGCAGTAATATTTAGATCTGACTTCTTGCCCATAAGCGCGTCGTGCGCACCCTCAAGTGCATGTCCAGCTTTCTTAACTCCCTCGTTGCCAGAGTGTATGATGTGGTCTTCCACATGCGTCAGATGCGTGAGTGGCTTACCATCCTGCTCCTCATCAGCCTGTTCTGTTAAAAAGTTTGCAAAGCTTTTCATGCATCTTCCTTGATTCTCTTGCGCTCATCTGGCGAGTAGAAAGCCATCCCGCCGTGCTCGGTGTCATCCTTAAAACGATTTGCCACAGTCTTATTTACCGCAGTATCTCCAGTGGTCTTGTCGTGTTCCACGTGATGCGCGACGAACTTTACATCAGGGTGATGTCGCTTAAGGCTAAGAAAGTGAGTTAAGTTCTCATGAGAGTCGTCGTAGAGATGAACCTCATGGTACCCATGCTTATGCACTAAGCTTGATACGATGTTACGCTTACGCTCGGCTGGTGTTCCCTTGTCTAGATTACCGGCGCGCCGCACGTGAACTTTATCGATATCAATCCCGTGCTTCTTCAGGTGGTGACCAAACTTCTCCTTGTCGTCCATGTCAGAACGTGCTGTTAGAATCTCGACATTCGGATTACGGAGATGGATGTTCTTAAGCTGCTTAATCATCTTCTTGATCGGATGGGCAGACTTGGTGAACACGTCAGACGACTTGAAGTCTGAGAAGTCATATTGGTGGTTTGGCTCTAGCTTGTGGTTGTTGAACTGCACGTTGCTCAGAGACTTAACCCTGTCGCCGGAAGAGTTCTTGACGTGAATCTTCGGCTCAGTCTTTGGATCAGGGTAGTGAAACAGAGTCTCATCCATGTCAAAGACATGAAGGATCTTTCGCTTCTCCTCAACTATTAATTTAGAAAATGATAGCATTAGATGGGTACCGGTGCTGATTCATTTGCAAATTTAATGGCTGGTCTAACAGTTCCTTGAGTAACTCTGTGAATAAAAATATTATCCTTTAATACTTCACCAGAATAAAGTATTATGCCTTTTGTTGAATTATTACGATTATCGATAAAAATTACTGGTTTTTTGAAGTAGCTACTCGCAAATTCCCTAAATTGCTGCTCCTCAATTTTTTCAAATGCATTTTTAAACTCACTCCGCTTTATCTCATCTATAACTAGTTTATTGATTGCTTCTGAGGTTGCTTTTAAAGTTTTGTTCGTTTTATTATTGTATTGTTTAACTAGATCTTCTAAAGATGAAATAATTTTACGTTGTATACCGGCATCTATTGTGCCACCGAATCTAAAATCGCTAGCGATATTTGTCTCAGCAGAAATTTTAACTGCTTTTATCTCGTATCCAATATTATCAACAAATATATCTGCGCCGGCTGATTTACCACCGCCGAGATATGAATTATTTAATAAAAGATATAGAAGTACTTCACCTGGACCAACACCCTTTATATTTGCATCATATATATCGTTAAAACGATTAGATCTTTTTAGTATTTTTATTTTAGTATTTAACTCACGCATATCGACGCGGTTTGAAGGCTGAACATCATTCAATTCTTTAATTCTGCCATATCTCATATATAAAAATCTAATAGCATCTTTATTCTTAATTCTGTTTTTACCAAAATCAGCCTGATTGAAATTCAATCTTGCAGCCAATTTAGTTCCAAGAACTCTGTCAATAAAAGCTTGAGTTTCTTTATCTGAGAATATTCCATAATTGCGCATGTGCTAATATGACCTTTTTCACTATTTATTCAAATAAAAAAGGGAGGCCTTTCGACCTCCTTCTATGAATAAAAGTAGACTGGGTCGGGCGGAACCCCACCGTGATCCCGACTGTTCCTTGCTAAATGTGTTACTCTATGCCTCTTGCGCTGCAGCGCAATACCAGTCTTTCAGTGAGTTTATTTATACGACGATGTCATTCCGGATGAAAAATTCTGGTGTCCAGCCATTGAATCCATAACCTTTATTCAACCGGTTAGCATACTCCTCCGCGACTCTCTCTCGATCTGATGCCATAATGATTCTATCGGTAGGGATCTCCCTGATACAATAGAGTCCCTCGTCGCTTAAGTCGATGATATCGTACGTCATTTGAACTCCGCAAATAGTTTCTTGTCAAACTTGATACTGGAGGATCGGTTTCTGTCCTCCTGACCAAACTTAGTGTTGTCCATAACCGGACCGTCCAGAAGATTCTCCTGAGCGTCCTGCTCTACATCATAGAAGCGCATCTTTCGGCGATCCACCCCAAGCATAAACCTACGGTTAGTCCCAACGTCAGAATAGCGATTCTTGAGCTGCTTAACCAGTACCTGATTGAGTGACTCAAACTCTTCGGTCGAGATGATCGCAAACATAAAATCAGCTGTGGCCGGGAGTCCAAAGGATTCTGATGTATCTTCCAGTCCCAAGTCGCTGCTCGTATACCCTCCTCGAGTTGTTTGAGTCGCAGAGACGACAGGTACATCGAACTCCACGGCAAGTCCTCGAAGCTCTTCTGCGATTGCTTTGATATAGGTATAAGAATTGACGTTGGCTCCATGCTTAATCCTCGCAGAGGCGCAGATGTTTAGATAATCGATATAGATTACATCGGGAACGAAATTCTTTTTAATCTTTAGCTCATCAATCAGATGTCTGAAGTTGCTGGAAGACGCGCACGCGGTAGGATATTCCTTGATGATCAATCGTCCCTTAGTCTTAGTCTTGAGACGCTCGATCTTAGAGTCATAAGACTCCTTTGGTATCATCTCGAGCTCGTCCAGAGGTACATCCAAAAGATTGGCATCGATTCGCTCAGCGATTCTTTCCTCTGCCATCTCGAGAGTAATGTACAGAACGTTCTTTCCTTCGGTTAGGTTGTGCGCCGCGGTGTGACACATGAACATTGACTTGCCGACGCCGGTGCCAGCCAGAACTATGTTTAGAGTCTTACGAGACAGTCCGCCCTTGGTTATGGTATTAAACACGGCCAGGTCAAACGGGATCTTTTCCTCTCTTCGCCTATAGAACTCAAATCGTGCTTCCGAGTCTACGAGAAAATCATGGCCGATGCTGGTGTCAAAGTTAACCGCCAACGCGTCTGAAAGAAGCTTAGGAATCGATCCCTTGGCTAGTTTTCCAGTCTTATCATCCAGAATATGGATTGATGTCATGATAGCGTTGTAGATCGCTTTATCCTGACAGAATTTTTCTGTCTGATCTACAAGCCAGTCAGAGTCAGAGTCATCGAGCTTCATTTGCTCGATGAATTCAGAACAGGTCTTAAAGTTATCTTCGCCGAGACTATCCCTGACCGAGAGCTCTACACTCAGAGCCTCTCGAGACGGAAACTTATTGTACTTCTTGGAGTATGAATCGATGAGATCAAACACGATTCTATCGGACTTGTCCTGAAAGTACTCCGGCTTGATAAAAGGTATGACCTTCCTAGCAAACTCTTCGTTTAACGCGAGATTTGCTAGAATGATTTTATCAATCATTCAAATTACTCTTCGTCTTCCTGAAGAATGCTGCTGGTGCCGAGTTTATATTTATTGCGCAAAAACTCAACGAAGCGTTCATCTGATAAAATGGCCTTCCATACATCAGTATTGCTCTCAATGTCGTCTTCCTTCATTTCCTTGCCCTTGATCTCGCCAGTTTCAGGGTCGGCTACGACATATCGTCCGTTCTTTGGCTTGACGATATGACGAGACTCTAGAGCATTCTGTAGCAGCCCGGACCAGCGATTGATACCATCGGCATGACTGACATTGATAAGAATTTTGCTCTTTTCTTTGACAAAACGAGACTTTTCTACATTGATTACAAAATTATAACCGGCGATCTTGTTATCGGTGTCCTTTTCCTGCTGACGGCCCAAGATCCAGATGTTGTCGGCGCCGTAATATGAACCAGTACCACCGCCGACGACTGGCTTAGAGAACATCTCCATAGTCATGTACGTGTGGTTGATAACAACCATTGGAATGTTCTTAAGGTTAAGCTTGGGAGTGACGATTCGGAAAAACGACTTGTTGACCTTGGCGCGAGTAAAGTCGGCCGGCGAGGCGTCCTTATTAATCGCGTCCTCTACCTCTTTGCGAGATGCCAGATTACCCATCGAATCAACAATAATCATAACGTGGTCGTTACGTTCAATGCTCTCTAACTGGACGCTGGCATCATGACGGAGCTGCTCAAAGTCGGTGACTGGAGTGTGCACAACTCGATTAAGATCGATATCGAAAGATTTAAAATAATCCTGCGGTGAACCAAACTCAGAATCATAAAGTAGAATAACACCGTCCTCATACTTGTCCAAATACGACTTGGCCATGAGTAGGGCAAAAGCTGTCTTAAAGTGCTTGGACGGACCAGCAATCATAGTCACGCCTGATGTCAAGCCTCCGGTTGGATCGCCGGAAAGGGCTACGTTGATCATCGGCACCGGCGTGGTGATCATATCCTTAGTGGCAAATACTTTTGAATTCGCCAACGTATCGGTTAGATTGATTGTGCTGTTCTTAATCAACTTGTCTCTAATAGACATTATATTCTCCATATACTCGTATTATTGTATAACAACTGTATTGATATGTAAACAACTATTAGCTATCGATATATGAGTCCATTTTCTTGATGAATGCCTGAATCTTCTTTACTCGATCTGGCCAAAATATATACTCCTTGTCGGGATTCTTCATCAGATTATTTAGAAGAGGCATGATCATCTTTTTTAATCCGTGAAGCTTGTTAGTAACGTCCTGGACACCAGCATTTAGCTCGTCCTCTGAGATAAGAGAAAAGCCAAAGTCGTCTTCCAGATCTTCTTCTTTCATGAGAAAAAATCCTCCAGTGTTGCTGTTTCCTCGAGCTTCCAGCCGATAATATTACAGATCGATTTGATTGGATCTAGAAAGGTCTTCTGAAACTGAAGCTCGCGGTCTATATATCTATCCAAGCCAAACTCGTCCGGCAGGTAGTCTGGAACAGATATGACCGTATCCATGATAGGGTTTGGCAGCTTCAGATATGAAAACTTGATTTTATCACCCTCAGCGATTGGCTGGATGTTCTTGATACCGTGACGCTGCAGTAGAGAGTTGAATATCAGAGATCCCTTGACGTGAATCGGTGTGCCCTTCTTGTAGATGCTGGCACCATCCCGCCACTTAGACATCTCCTTGACTGATCTAGGAAATGCCACTTCTTCAAAACGAAGTGTTACAAACTTATTGTGAAATTGCTTGACATATTCTCTCAGACTATTAATATCGCTGTTGACTATAACGCTGATCGCCTCCATGATGTTGTTGCGACACACCTGTGGTGTCGATGATCTCACGGCCTCGATGCCTTGAAGCTTAAGCTTAGGCTCCTTGTACGTCACGCCCTCGATATCTAGAGCGTTCATGATGTACATCTTCTTCGCTTTCCAAATCGCCTTATTGGCAATGGTCTCACGCTTCATCTGCATCTTCTGCCTGTAGGCAGACATCATACTAGCGAGCTCGACATAGGACTGTTCCATGTATGGAACGATCTTCTGCTCAGAGAACGTGTCGATGATCTTACAGATCTCGTGATCGGTCTTGTCGGCGATACCTAGAGCATTCACGATATGACCCATATTGATATAGATTGAGTCTGTGTCCGAGGCTATAACGTAGTCCCTACCACTGGTCTTCATGAGTTTATTCATGAAGATATTCATTTTCTGTTCGATCCAACGAATTGAGAGCTGACCAGAGGTCGTAATCGCTTCGGCGTGATTAAAGTTAAACCATCTAAAGTACTCGTTAGCCAAAGCACCATAGGCCGAATTTAGCTGAATCTTCTTTGCTAGCTGAAGATTGTGATATCTAGCCACGAGTTTAAGATCATCAGCGTTCTTGGTCTCCTCGTATTTCTTCTTTGCTTCAATAGACATTTTTTTATACTTGGAGCGATCGTTGTACATCTTCTCCATTAACTCGGGAAGAAAACCCTGTCTATCTTTGCGATATGTGCACCCGTTGGCTGCATATGTAACAGTCTGGTCAGGGCAGATCCATTTACCCTCGAGCAGAGTGTCTATAGATGGCATGTCCATGCGCCGCAAGAAAGTTTCCGGGCTGATATTATACTGCATGATAAGATGCGGGTACAGGCTGTTTAGATCGTATGAAACGACCCATTTATGCATTCCTGTTTGAGGGTCCTTCACATGACCACCAACCAGAGAGCTGAAGCCACGCGACTCCTTTATTGGTGGTTCCTTTATTGGTGGCACTACCACCTTGCTTTTGAGCAGATAGTTGTGAATAATCGTATCCCACGAACGCACCGTGGTCATGGTATCGGTAAAGTTTACCTTGGCGTCATAAGCCAGGGCCATTACCTGCTCGATCAACTTGAGCTTATCATCAAGCTTGTCTACGAGAATGCAGTCATGTATGTTATACTCAATGAACTTCTGAAAATTACTGTGATAGAGATTATGCAGAGTTCCATACTCTGAATAGTCTACTTTTTTCTCACCAAGCTCTACAGATGCTATGTAGTCTAGTTTGTAACTCTCATGATTAGCAAAACTGAATTTACGGTACAGTTGATAGTAGTCTAGAACAGCCAAACCTGGTATGTTGTAGCTCTGTGCCTCTTTGCCCTTGAACTCGACTTTGCGCTGGTCTAGCATCTTCCATGGAGATAACTTCTTGGCCCAGTCCATATCTAGGACGCGCGCTATCCTATTAATCAAATATGGAATGTCAAAAAATTCAATATACCAACCGGTAACGATGTCTGGCTTCCAGCCGTTTGAGCTCCATACCTTGAGGAACTTTTTTATCAGATCTTCTTCATTTTCGCACTTGACATAGAATATATTAGGATCATTAGTCTTAAAGTCACCGTAGCTAAACACGGCGCTTCTCCCGTTCTTACGAATGGTTATAGCCGTGAGCATCTTGTCGGCATTTTCTATATTTGGAAAGCCGTTTGATGAATCGCACTCAATGTCTAGAGTAACTACCCTGATCTTGCTGGGATCGTATTCAACGTCGTCTTGAAACCGATCATTGACATATACGTAAGGAAAGTTTGTCGATCCATATACCTGAAACTGCTCGACGTTCTTATATTTCTCAATAAAGTCGCGCGCGTCACGAATACTGTTAAATTGAATCTTATCTACAGGGCGACCGTCGATCGTTCTATACGTACCTTTCTTGCTTGAAACAAAGAGATATGGTTTGTAGTAGTGAACGTCTTCAAACGGCTGACCCATGCTGTAGCCACGGACATAAACTCTGCTGCCTCGACTGAAAAAATTTGTATAGAATGCCATCTGTATATTATACAACAATCACTGGTCAGTGTAAACAAGAAAAAGGGGGCCGAAGCCCCCTATTTTTACAGATGTTGAAATCGATTTTTGGCGAGCTGGATGTCACGCATCCTTCGCTCTAAATCGGCGGTGTCTGTAGCTTGAGACAGATACTTACTCTGCGTAATTATCTCGCCTGGAAGAGTAAGATAATACCAGATCTTTCCGAGTATTGACTTAAACACTCTTATCACCGCCTTCTGTCAGAAGTATCTTGTCTGACGCAGGCTTTTCGTCAATGTTGATCTTCCTCGGCTTCTTATTTTCTGGAATAATATGCTCAAGCCAGATCTTAAGAAGACCGTTGATCATTTCAGCACCTTTGATCTCAAAATTATCAGCTACAGTAAAGATGCGTGTGAACGGGCGATCAGAGATTCCCTTGTGCAGAAATGTCTGGTTTACACCGTCTGTAGTCGGTGTGTCAATTGTGGTCTTACCGTCAATGACAAGCCTGTCTTCCTCAAGAGTAATCTCGATGTCGTTCTTCCCAAAACCAGCGACAGCCATCTCGAGAACGTACTTGTTCTGATCTGTCTTCTTTAGGTTGTATGGTGGATATGAAGTCATGGTCTTGCTTACGTGCTCAGCCGACTTGTAGACGTTGTCGACTAACCTGTCTAGACCGATGAAGTGCTTAGACCACTTGTCTAAGTCAGCGAAAGTGTGGTCAAAATGCCACACGGTGTCTTTGCCCATATGAACCTCCTGTTAGGCAAGGTTGAGTTTGTGCTCCGAAACGGCAGCACGGTTATAATATAGTAACTAAGTAGACTTCTGTAAAGGCCCCTAGTGTAATTTTTTCATAAAAGTTTCCTCAGCGACGACAAACATAGCATAGTTATCCGTATTCATCAGTACCATGGGTGTCATTTTAGCTTGCTTAAATATGTCTATCTTAGATAGAATAATCTTAAAGTTGTTGTCATGAGAATTGTCAAGCTCCGTCATTAGAGACGCAGCCCGCTCTATATCGTGTTCTGGAATTCTTACAAATGTCATAGCGCTTCTATTTATAAATATTATTTATAAATATATTAAATAAAGGATAACTATGTTTGCTTTGATTGTTTCTATCTTTTCCAGCTACTGGCGGTATATCGCGATAGG